GCTCGTCGCGATCGCGGAGCTCGTCAGCAGGCTCTAGGGCGAATGTTCGCACCCTCAGTACGAGCCGTGAGCGCTCCCTACGCTCTAACGGCCGTACTGAATCTCTGCGTACCTAGGGTGCGAACATTCGGATCCGGGCCCGGTTTGACTGGCCGTGCGGCGGGTGATTGGTCCGGGCCCGGAAACACGAGACCCGCCCGAGTGGATCGGACGGGTCTACGCGGACGGTTCGCACGGAGGTTATCGGCGTGCTAGCGTCTGGTCTGTCAGGACCGCTGTAGAGGTTATCAACCCGTGACGACGCAGACGCGACATAACCTCGCGCCGTGCGAATCACGACTTCCCTTATCGGAAGTCGGAGCCGCAGGCAGACTCTCTGAGGTAGTTCCGCGCTACCTCGCGCTCGTCGAGCGGCCGCGGCCGCGACGCTATCCCGTCGAGCTGATCGCGAAGCGGATCGAGCGCGATCGCTCCGTGTGGGGCGTGATCGTCGACTTCGGGATCTCCTATTCGCACGCCTGCCGGATCCGGGCCGGATGGCGGCCGCGATGACGAAACGGTTCTGTCGCCACTGCCGCGAGCGGATCTCGCCGGATCCCGGCGCGATGCGATGGGTTCACTACCGCACGGGCTCGATCTGGTGCGCTGACGCGGAAAACGGACTGCACCATCGGCGGGCGACCCTGTGACGGCCGCGCATTCGGCGGGATGGGGCGCGCGCGTCGAGCTCGGGCCCGGTCAGGATCGCATCGTCGGGATGCTGCGCGCGATCGCAGCTCGTCGGCCGTCGCACACGTGGCACGAAACGCGGACGCGCGCTCACGAGCGCTCCAGCTCAACGGCGCATCGCACGCTGCATCGGCTCGCAGCGCTCGGAGTGATCGCCATCCAGCCGACGCTCGGCCGCTCGGGCGGGATGCGGTTCACGTTCGGCGTCCGCTACTGGCGACGCGGGCCCGTGCGACGCGGGCAGCTCGCCCGGATGCGCGCTCCGTCGCCTGGTCAGATCGAGCTACTGTCCGATCTCGGGCCCGCGGCCGCGACACCTTCCGGCCGGGGCCCGTTACCCTCCCGCGGGCCCGCGCGAGGCGGTCAGGCTTCGGCGGGCCCGTTCTCGGAGCTGATGCGGCGGGCAGGGTTCGAGCCCTGGTGGCGCGAGTGAGCTCGGCCGTCTACGTCGAAGCGACGGAAGCCGAGCTCCTGGCGCTCGTGACGGAGCTCGCGGAGCTGTACGGGTGGCGATGGGCTCACTTCCGCGTCGCTCGCACGAAGCACGGATGGGCGACCGCTGTATCGGGCCCGCTCGGAAAGGGATGGCCGGATCTCGTGCTGACCCGCGAGCGCGACGGGCGAATGATCTTCGCGGAGCTGAAGTCGGAGCGCGGGCGGCTCGCTGAGGATCAATCCGTCGTGCTCGGGTATCTGATGGGGATCGCTCGCCTGCACGGCTGGATGAGCGTGCATATCTGGCGGCCGGGCATGTTCGACGAGATCCACGCGGCGCTCCGATGATCGACGAGCGAGCTCGGATCCTGACGCCTGCCGAGGTCGACATCATCCTCCGCTGTCCGCGCTGCGACGCGATCGAGTCAGTGAGCGCGAAGCTCGCGACGCGGCTCGTGATCGACCAGGGCTCAGGCGCGAAGCTATCCCTACGGGCCCGCGCGCTCCCGCTGTCGCATTCATGCGTGCAGGAACGGCTCGGGCTCGAATGACCACGGATCCGCGGGATCTCACGTGCTCGCGCTGTTCTCACTCCTGGAAGGCGCACGAGCCCGACGATCGCGACGGCTGGAAGTGCCGAATGTGTCGCTGTCGGCGGATGTACCCGCCTCCGAAGCCGTGAGCCGCGCGTACGACCGTCAGATCTGGCGGAAGGCTGTTCGCCCGGCCGTGCTCGCGCGGGACGGATACCGCTGTCAAGTGCTGGAGCTCGGGCGGCCGTGCGGACGGCTCGCGCGGGAGGCGGGTCATCGCGTCGCGCTGATCGACGGAGGCGAGCCGTACCAGCTCGGGAACCTGGAGGCGCAGTGTCGCCACCACAACGGGAGCGACGGGCTCGCGATCGCGAAGCGTCGAGCTCGGCTCGGGCAGACGTCGCGGAGGTGGTGATGGTGTATCGAGCTCGGGCGGTCACGCAGCGCGACGGATCCCCGCTCGCCAACTCCAACTGTCGGATGGCGGCCGTATCGACGGGGATCGACTTCCATACGGCGGGCTCGATCCTGAGCACGGGCGCTGAAATGCGATCGCGACAGAACGATCAGACAGGCGGAACCGACTCGGGCGATGCAGCGCTCGCCTGGTCGACGTACGGGCAGGAGCTCATCGTCCGCGACGGCTCGACGTTCGATGACGCGCTCGCGGATCTGCACGCGGGACGCTGCATCCAGCTCGACGTGTGGGCGGCTCGCTGCGAGGGGCCCTGTCTGTCCGGATCCGGCGCGTACGGTCACTCGATCGCGATCGCTCCCGAGCGGAACGGCTCGCGATGGCTCACGGCGGATCCCTGGTGCTCGCCTGCGTCCTGGATCTGGTGGGAGGAAGCGCTGCTCCGCAAGGGAGCGGAGGAATTGGGCGCGATGACGTACACGGCCGCGACGGGCGGCCGGTTCTGGCCGCGATCGGAGCGCGAGTTGATCGAGCGGATGCGCATCGCGCTGTACGCGCTGATGACCCTCTATCGGCCGGATCAACCCGCGAGTGTCGATCCGCCCGCGACGGGCGGAGGCGGGCGGATCTTCTACACGACGACCCGCCCGCAGGGCTCAGCATCGGAGGAAGCCGAGGACGATATGGCGATCAACGCGACGGACAGCATCACGACGGGCTATCGAGCTGACGTCCCCGCGGGTCTCGACTGGTACCAGGACGCGAACCTCCGGACGCGCAAGGGCTCGATCGGGAAGGCGGGCTCCGTCTGGTACATCGGACAGCCGATCGGGGAGACCGTCGAAGGCGGATCGCGGGCGATCCTGGTGAACACGGGCAATCTGTACGGGGACGGCTCGACGCGGCCGTCGATCGTCTATGTCGCAGCGGGCTCGATCGATCCGTACCGCGTCCCGCCCGATGGGCCGCCCGAGGACGTCGAAGAAGCGATCGCCATCCGTGACAGCGAATGGCGCGAGTGGATCCTGAACGGCTCGCCTGGATCGAGCTCCTGATGAGCTGCGCGCGCTGCGGTCATGCGCTCGTGCTGCACGAGCTCCTGACCCGTCGACGGGTCTACGTGTGTCTCGCGCGTCGCTGTCCGTGCGAGCGTCATGCGTGAGCGTCGCAGCGACTCGCGGATCCTCGGGCCCGACGACGAGATCCCCGATCCGCCCGGCCGCTATCTGACGGAGCAAGTCGGATTGACCGTGCATCTGCGTCGGCTCGACGCTCACGATCAGATCGTCTGCGGCGTCGAGCCGGGCATGATGCCTCGGACGTCCCCGCTCGCCTGGTGCGGTCTCTGTTGGGAGCTCGCGCGTTGACGTGGGCAGGACGCTTCGCCTCACGCTCGCGTTCTTCGCGTCGCTCCCGCTGTATGCGTGGGTCAACGGGACGGAGGCGATGACTAACGGAGGCGGGCATGAGGCGACGCGCAGGATCCGTGAGATCAACGCGGACCAGTCCGTACCCTGGATGATCGAGACCCGTGCGACGCCGCGCGGCCGTTGGGAATACAGGCGTGTACCGCGATGGGCAGACGAGGACGGGCAGCTCGTCGTGTGGGGTGAGCGCGCGCAGCTCGGGATGTTCGACTGAGCTCGCGGCCGCGGTTCTTTTAGGCTTCACTGATGGCTGACAAGGCCTCTCGCCACAATCTCTCCCCGAGGCGCAGGAAGGCGGCGGATCCGGCCGGAGCTCCGACGCGGAACCGGAACCGCGTCGCGATCGAGCGGACGATCGCCGCGCTTCGCCGGGCGGATCGCATTCTGGAGCTCGACGCGGGCTCGCTCGCGATCGTGCGGACCACGGCGCAAGCGCTCGACGCCGCGGAGGGTTCCTACGATCTCGCGATCGTCGCGCGGGTGCATATCGCCGCGCTCGGATCCCTGCTAGCGGGTCACCAAGCTCCAGCCGATGACGAGCTCGATCGCTTCCTCGCATCGCTCCGCGCTCCCGAGGTACGCAACCCGCAGGACGCCTGAGCGCGCGACGTGGGGAACGCGCGTCGGCCGGATCGCGGCCGCGCTCGGGACGCCGCTGCTCCCGTGGCAGCAGCTCGTGGCGGACGTCGGGCTCGAACATGACGAGCGCGGGATCCCCTACTTCCGCGAGGTCCGGCTGACCGTCCCGAGACAGCAGGGGAAAACGACGCTGATCCTCGCTGTCGCCACGGATCGCTGTCTCGCGTTCGAGCGGCCGCAGCGCGTTCTGTACACGGCTCAGGATCGGAATCACGCGCGGGAGAAGTGGATCGAGCAGGTCGAGCTCCTGCAACGGAGCCCGCTCCGACGCCTGTTCACGGTCCGGCGCTCGAACGGCTCCGAGCGGATCTCCTGGCGAACCGGATCCGTGCTCGGGATCACGGCGTCAGGCGAGAAGTCGGGCCACGGCTTCACGCTCGATCAGGCATTCATCGATGAGGCTTTCGCGCAGATCGACGATCGGCTCGTGCAGGGGTTCCGTCCGGCGATGGTCACGCGACGCGACGCGCAACTCTGGATCCTGAGCACGGCGGGGACCGACGAGTCGACCTTCCTCCGCGAGCGCGTCGACGACGGCCGAGCTCGCGTCGAGCAGGACGATCGAGAAGGCGTCGCGTACTTCGAGTGGAGCGCTCCCGACGATTGGGACGTCGCGGACCGTGCGACGTGGCGCGCGGCGATGCCCGCGCTCGGGCTCACGATCGACGAGGAAACAGTCGCGGCCGACTTCGGGACGATGGACCAGGGCGAGTTCGCCCGCGCGTATCTGAACCGCTGGAGCCCGAAGGGAGTTCCCGTGTTCGCGCTCGCGCAGTGGCTCGCCTGTCTCGATCCCCGCTCGCAGGCGTCGGGCCCGATCGCGTTCGGCGTCGACGTCGCTCCCGATCGCAGCTCGGGGACGATCGCGGCCGCGGGCGGCCGGGCTGACGGCCGCGTTCACGTCGAGCTGATCGAGCGTCGCGACGGGACCGACTGGATCCCCGCGCGGATCCGCGAGCTCGTCGAGCGCTGGAGACCGTCAGGCGTCGCGATCGATCCCGCAGCTCCGGCCGGATCCCTGCTCCCGTCGCTCGCGCTCGGATCCGTCCCGCTGTCACTCTGCACGGGACGGAGCTACGGGCAGGCTTGCGGAGCCTACTTCGATGACGTCGCGACGGGACGCCTCGCGCATCGCGGACAACCCGCGCTCGACGACGCGGTACTCGGGGCTCGACGCCGATCGCTCGGGGACGCCTGGGCGTGGGCCCGGACGCCTGACGCCGCGGATCCCGCTCCGCTGATCGCCGCGACGCTCGCGCGCTGGTCGTGGTCAACGGCTCCGGCGCTAGACGCGCGCATCTACTAGGGCCCGCGGTAGACGCGAGTTGCGCGGATCGTGCAGCGCGTCGGGGGTCTCGAGACCGTCACGCGAGTGCCGGCATTGCAGGGATCGTGCAATCCGCGCACACTCCGCGACGTGCTGGAGGGACTGGTAGACGGATGGCGACGCCTGTTCGCGTCCCCGCCATCGGTCCCGAGCGAGTCTGATCTAGGCGGACAGATCCAGTGGGCGGTCGATCGCAGGCTCGGCCGCGGCGACTACCTCGCGCTCCCGGCCGTGGGCCGGGCCCGTCAGCTCATCATCAGCACGATCGCGCAGCTCGAACCCGTCGCGTACCGCGATGGTGTCGCGATGGCGGATCAACCCGCGATCGTCACCCGGCCATCACCCGGTCTCACCCGCTACGAATGGCTCGCGCAGATCGCGAGCTCGCTCGTCGACGCGGGCGACGCGATCCTCTGGCTCCCGAAAACGGGCAGGAACGCGGAAGGCTGGCCGGATCTCGCGGTCGTGATCCCGCCGAACGACGTACACGTCGAGTGGGCGCAGGAGCCCATCACGCGGAAATACCAGTGGCGCGATCGGGAGCTCGTCGAAGGAACCGACGTGCTGCATATCGCGCTCGATCGCGGGCCGGGCGAGCTCCGGGGACACTCCGTGTTCGATCGCTACGCCGACGCGCTCAACCGGATTATGGGGACGGAGCTGTACGCGGCCGACTGGTTCGATACGGGAGCTGTCCCCGATACCGTGCTCCGGTTCTCGGGCTCGATGACCGACGCCGAAGCCGAGACCGTCAAAAACCGCTGGATCGCGAATCACTCGAACCGCGCTCCGGCCGTCCTTCCGGCCGGATGGGATCTGACCGCGACGGGCTCGAACCCGCAGGACTCGCAGCTCCTGGAGTCGCGCGGCCGCGGCGACGTCGAAGTCGCTCGGATGTTCGGTATCGTCCCGGCCGAGCTCCTGCTGGTGGCGATTAGCGGGAGCTCGCTGACGTACCAGAACGTGTCAGGGATGCTCGACACACTGATTCGCGTGACCGTGCAGCCGACGTATCTGTCCGCGATCGAGGAAGGGCTGTCGGATCTGCTCCCGCGTACGCAAGTCGTCCGCTTCAGCTTCGATGAGCTCTACCGCCTGCGCGAGCCGGAGGCGATCAATACGTACGCGGCCGCGCTCGCGGCCGGGATCTACGATCTCGCGGAGGTTCGGGCCCGTCTCGGACAGCCTGCGTCGAGCAATCCTCAGACGCCACCCGCGCTCCGGCCGACGCGGACCGTCGCAGCGGAGGCGATCGGATGACGGAGCTCCTGACCACGACAGCGGGCGGAGATCTGTCCGTTCGGTCCGAGGATGAGCGGATCATCGAAGCGCGGCTCCTGCGATGGGGAGACGTCGCGCAGACGCGGGACGGGCCCGAGCGCTTCGCCCGCGGTTCCTTCCGCGGGACGGATCCGCGGAACGTCGGGCTCGAAGCGATCGGACCACACGGGCAGGAGCCGGGCGTCCGCCTGGTCGGCCGGGCGAGCTCGATCGTCGAGCGCGACGACGGGCCATACGGGGAGTTTCGCGTCGCTCGCACACGCGACGGCGATGAGCTCCTGGAGCTCGTGCGGGACGGCGTGTATTCGCGCGTGTCCGTCGTGTTCGAGCCGGTTCAGTCGCGCCGGATCGATGGGGTCACGGAGCGTCAGCGCGTCAATCTCGTCCGCGTCGGCGTCGTCGAGCGCGGAGCCTATCCCGCGGCCGAAGTGGTCGCGGTCAGGAGTGCAGGGGAGCCCGAAATGCCAACAGAGACCCGCGAACCCGTTCCGCCCGCTCCGGATCCGGATCCGGATCCCGATCCGACGCCTGTTCCGGGCGGCCGCGTGACACAGCTCGCGCGACGGGCGGACAACGGCGACGACTTCGCCGCGCTCCGAGCCGAAATGCTCGGGCGGATGGTCGCGCTCGAAGCGCGCGGGCCCGCGGCCGCGACGTCCCCGCTCGCGCGGTACGACTCGCTCGCGGCGTATCTCGACGCTGCCTGGAGCGATCGCGAAGCGGGGATGTTGCTCGCTCGCGCGCTCGTCGATCAGACGACGGGGATCAATCCGGGCGTGATGCAACCCGCCTGGATGCTCGACGTCCGCGGGATCATCGCCCGGCCGCGCGTCGCGATCAACGCGCTAGGCGGGCCCGCGTCGCTCGGCTCGGAGGGGATGGTTCTCAACTGGCCGTATCTCGATCCGGCGCTCGATCTCGACGCCGTGATCGCCGTGCAGGCAGCGCAAAAGACGGAGATCAACTCCGTCCTGGTCAAGATCCTGACGGGCTCAGCTCCGATCGTCACGTGGGCGGGCGGCTCCGACGTGAGCTACCAGCTCATTCGGCGGAGCTCCCCGAGCTATGTGGAAGCGTATAACCGCGTTCTCGCGAATGCGTACGCTCGCGAGACCGAAGCCGCGTTCGAGGTCGCGCTGGAGGCGGGCTCGACGCAGGGCGTCGTCATCGCCGCGGGCGCAACGGCCGACCAGGTACGCGCGGCGTACTTCACGGCGTCGGCGCTCGTCGAAGCCGCGACGGGCGAGCCCGCGACAGTCGCGCTCGCGTCCCCTACGGAGTTCGCGCGGCTCGGAGGTCTGCCTGGTCTGTTCCCGTCGCAATACGGGACGCAGAACATCGCCGGAACCGTCTCGGCCGCGACGCTCCAGATCAACGTCTCAGGGCTCCCGGTTCTGCGAGCTCCGTATCTCACGGGTCAGGAGACGATCATCACGAACGGTCTCGCGGCTCGCTTCCACGAGGACGGGCCGTTCCCGATCTCGGCCGAGGACGTCGCGAAGCTCGGCCGCAACATCGCGATTTGGGGGATGGGCGCGACGGAGATCACGTACCCGAAAGGGATCGTCAAGTCGACGCTGACGACGGCGCTGTCGGCCGACGAGGAAGCCGCGTCGAGCTCGCGCCGGAAGTAGTGCTGTACGTCACCGCGGACGAGCTCGTCCTGATCCTCGGGCCCGGAGCTGACCGGGCCCGAGCCGAGCTCGCAGCGAGTTCCGTCAGCGAGTGGATCGACGCTCGAACCGGGCGACGCTTCGATGATCCCTTCGCGGGGCCCGTCCCTGCTCGCCTGCATCAGCTCGCGCTCAACGGCGCGATGCGCATGTACCACGATCCGGAAGCTCCGTACGGCGTCATCGGCGGGCCCGCTGACGTCCCGATGTACATGCGGAACCTATTCACGGACGCTGACCCGCTCCTGCTCGGGCTCCGAAGTGACTTCGGGCTCGCGTGACCCTATCGCCGCGCGTTGATCTGGCCGGGCGGCTCGCTGACGCGGGCCCGCCCGAGCTGTCCGTATTCAGCGAGGAACCCTCGCAGGCTCCAGCGCTCCCGGCCCTGGTCATCCGGCCGGGAGCTCCGTATCGGGAGCCGGGCGTCGTCGCTCACTGCCTGGAGCGATGGCGGCTCGAAGTGCTCGCGCTGGTCCCGATCGACGCCGTATCCCCGCTCGACGAGCTCGATCCCCTGATCGAGCTGACGCGCGACGTCATCCGCGCGATGGATGGCGCGAGCTATAACGGCGTGAGACAGGCTCCGGCCGCGGTC